AGTGGAGCAACACGTTTGAATGCACTATCCATTTGCCCCATGTCTCGGAACTCCATTATGATCATCCATTCAGGCATGTCCGCAATGCTACGGAACCCCATCTTGCAACGTGTAATTCTATAGGTTTCCATCCGGCCTTCTTCAACCAAGTGATCAAAGAAACTTTTCATTCCGTTGACCCAGTCAATATCTGAGATGTCGCCTTCTTTGTCTGCCCAAATTGTGTATAAATCCATGTGTTTACTCCAGTGGTCCTAAGATTTCAAATCCGTCTATTTCGCTTTTGTACAAGTGTGCTTGTTCAAGGTACAGGTACCGGAAACCTCGTAATTTGTATATGGCACACTCTGTTTTCATCGTTTCTATACCCAGTCTCAATTTAGGATTGTGATACGTCCATGCAAACTGATCACACAGTGCATTGTATTTGTCATAGCGGCGGATCAGAGAAAATGCTACTAACTTTGCTTTGTCGTAGTATCCGATCACATCTGTTGCAGGATCTAAATAACGTGCATCAAATATGGGCATCACACTTGAAAACTTTTTGTACACGCAGTAATCACGATAGATGGCATTGAGTGCAGGTATGTCTGGCCGGGTTATGTACATCCATTCTATGTCTATGCTGTAGTTGGTTTTACTCAAATCAATTCTAGCAAACTGATAACTGCTCATCTTGGATCCTGTCTGTGATTAAACAACCCAGTTAAGTACTCCTCAGGCCAGGTGTGATAAAAGCCTTTGCTGCCCATTTGTTTTGCGGCTACATTTAACTTTGAAAGGCTTTGCACTAATACTAGTGCATACTTGCCTTGATTCATTATCACACCATTAACATCTTCTACATCTGCGGGATGATCTTCTAGTGCAAGTATGTCACGACTCAACAAAAATTCCTGGTTGGCATCTTCTACGGCTGTGTGAAAACGTGCATAAGGCCAGTCTGCAGAATCGTAAGCATACACAATAACTTCGTACTGACCCATGCCCCAACGTGCTCTATTGCGCAAGTCAAAGTACGGATCAGCACCAATCAGCACTTGTACAGTGTTGTTGAGTCTGGCTTGTCGTGCAAACGGACAAGGCGGTCAGCCGCCCAGGCTGGGATGTGGAACTTCTACAAATGTTTCACTCCAGGTTAAAATGTCAGCAGTAACAGTTTCTGTATCCATTAGAAGAAAGGCAAATTAGATTTTTTCGTAGTTTCCATGTTTTCCTTGGACAAGGCAGCAATGAGTTTGCGTTCCTGCATGCTCATATTCATGACATCTTCGTATGTGGCACCGCCACGCAGGTACCAAGCCAATCTAAAACTTTCTGCTTTGATTTGCTCGGCCTCCTTGTCCAGGCTGTCGATGTATGCACCGATTTGTTCGTTGTCAGCGATTAGGAGGCGGAGTCGAAAAAACTTGTCATATCCAAGTTTATCTCTTGTGGGTAATGGTGATTGCAAGCAGTACATTCAACGTCCAAGGGTTTGATTTGCCCCTGCTGTGTTAGATCAATCACATGATCACGTATTTGTTTGAACACATTGCGATCACAATGATTCAAAAATTCTTTGATCTGATCAGGATCGTTTACGACTGCACCAGGCACTTGTATGGCAGCAATGCTTTTACTGATCAAATTTATAGTGAGTTCTGTGATCTGCCGCAAAGACTCAGTTAAAAACTTGCTTCGCTCTTCTTCGGTGATGTCACTTGCGGTGACTTGTTGCAATACTTTTTGTTTTTCAAACTGTTCCAATGCACTTTTGTTTTGTTCTTCGTAGGTGGAAGGTTTGAATATAATTTGCAAATCGCCTTGATCCATGACTTTGGAATAATCAGGACTGCTCATGTGATCCAACAGTATTCGTAAATCCACTGAAAACTCATCTTCATTTTTGCACTCTGGGCAAGTGCTGGCAATGTCCATGGCATGTCCGTAACTGGCAATGCGTATGGCAACCAGCAGAGCATTTAAATCTGTGTTGGGAATTTTTCCAGCGTCCTTGATAGCAGGCACACAACTTTGTATCACGTTGATAACCGCTTGTCCGTTGAACAGGGCATCTGGTGTACGATAGTTGATTTCGTCAATGGCAGTCATTGGGTAAATTGGCAGTTCACCATTTTCTGGCATGACCAATGAGTTTGGTGCCCAGTGTTGACCACCGCTGGGCAATCTCAAATAAATTGCAGGCTGGCGAAAGAATTGGCGCAAAGGGTTGTTACTGGTTTGGGTCATATGAGTACCTATAAATATACCTATACTTATAGGCATAAAACCATGACCCCACAAGAAGAGAACATCCGATTACAACAACAAGTCAATGAAGAATTAAGGGTCTACAATGAGGCCCAGCGAAAAGCCACGGCAGAAACAGAAAAGGCCGCAGAAGTAGAAGCCAAAGTTGCAAATCTTACGGCCACAGGTCTCCAAATCATGGAGAAACTGTACAATGCCCAGTTAAAGTACACACTGGCCATGGCCAAAGGGCAAAAAGGTGCATCGCAATTCAATGACGGCATAGATGCCATGACCGAGGCCACGCAGATAGCAGCCGTGGCGCTGAGTTTGCTGGTTCCCGGTGGCGCACTGGTAAAAGGGGTAGTAGCGGGTCTTACTTTCCTGGGCACACAGGCCCTGAAAACTGCTGCCGAAATGCAAAAAGCAGCCAACGATCAAGCCGACGCCACATACAAAGCATTTCAAGCATTCAGCAAAGCCGGTGCCACTGGCGCTGATGGGTTAAAAGGATTCTTTGACGACGTAAATCGCATGCGTCTCAATGTGAATCAACTGGATTCCATGGCCACAGTGATTGGTAACAGTGCCAAAGACATGGCCTCCATGGGCGGCACAGTTAACAAAGCCCGCGGACAATTTGCAAATCTAGTGCAAGGCATGGGCGACTTTGAAACAGGCATGTTAAATCTGGGCATGAGCTACGACGATCAAGCCGAAGCTGCCATGGGTTACATGAAACTGCAAAACACCCTCAGCCAAGGGCAACAACGAGATTACGGCAAGTTGTCTGGGGGCATGAAAAAATACCTTGAAGAAACTGAAGCACTGGCCAGAGTCACTGGTCTAAATCGCAAAGAGCAGGAGGCTGCTCAAGAAAAAATGTTGGCCCAACAACGTTTTGGTGCTAAAATTCAAGAACTAAGAGATGAAGGAACTGCTGAGTCCAACAGGGCCGCTGATTTATTGATTGCTGGTCTGAAACGAGCTGCTGCTCAGGGAGACATGGCTGCACAGGCCTATGCTGACCAGACCACGGGCATGCTTACCAGTGATGCAGCCATCAAAGGCAATATGTCTACTCAGGGCAAACAACTGGAACAAATCAATGACATCCTTGAAGGTAGAATCACAAATGAAGACCAACTCAATGTGTCGCAACAAGAACTGTTGGCCACAACAAAAGAAGTTGGTAAAACATTTAATAAAACGTTTCAGGCAGGTGTTGGGGAAGACTTCATGTTGCCTTTTGCTGAATTTCAGAAAAGTTCCAAGTTGGCAAATCAAAACTTTGCTGAACAAATGGCGGACGCAGAGGCAGAAGTTAAAAAATTGATAAACAGCACCGAGGAAGTGGACAATCAGTTGAAACGCTACAATGCTTTGATAAAAAGTCAAAATGATGAAATGCTGGGTCTGCAACGATCAATGAATGGTGCATTCAGTTCAGCAGGTGTTGGGGTACAAGGTTTCACTGAAATTCTTAACAAATGTGGTGAGATCATTGTACAGTTGACCAAAAAAGTTTTTGAAACATTGGGACTGATAGATGCAGCCAAGGAGGAAGAAGCCCGCCTTGGAACAGAAGGGGCAGCATCTATGAGAGAGGGCGCTTCTGGTGAAGTGGGTATGGCCATGGCTGCAGGCGAAACCACAATGTCCGTGGCTCCTGAAAAAGTAAAATCAACCAAAGAAATGAGTTGGTTTGACAAACTGTTGGTAGGCGAGGAAAATGTAAAAAAACGTGAAGCAGCCGAGGCGTCTGGTCAAACTGCTGCGCAGGCCGCTGCCTCAGTGGCAACAGCGTCAGGTCAAGTTCCGGCAACACAGGCGCTACCTGTGTCGTCACCAATTAAGGCAGCATCAGGTCAAGCACCGGCAGCACCTGCATCAACAGCAAAAAGTGGTACTGCACCGGCAGCAGCACCAGCAGCACCTGCATCAACAACATCATCGATGCCAACTGGTCAACCCAATGCTTTAAATGTAGACAAACTGTTGAATTACATTGGCCAGAAAGAAGCAAACGGCCAGTATGACATGCTGGTTGGAAGGAAACAGCACAGTCCACTAACATCAATGACCGTGGCTGAAGTGATGAAATTTCAAGACAACATGATAAGTGGCCGAGGACCAACTGGCAAACATGAATCAACTGCTGTAGGCAAGTATCAGATTATTCAAGAAACTTTGGCAGGGTTGATAAGAAATGGTATTATCAAACCTGGAGATATCTTTAATTCCAGCACACAAGATCGGGCTGCTATAGCACTGCTCAAAGAAAAAGGCATGGATGCTTATGTTAGCGGCAAAATGTCCAAAGAACAATTTGCTGACAGAGTAGCACGAGTATGGGCCAGTATGCCATTGGCATCAGGTCAAAGTCATGCTCAGGGTGTGGGCAGCAACAAGGCACTTGGAACTCGCGCAGAGTATCTAGCAGCCTTTGCACGTGATGGTGGCATATTTGACGGACCCAAATCTGGTTATGCAGCCACCTTGCACGGTCACGAAGCAGTGATTCCGCTCAAAGACGGTGCAGTACCAGTGAGCATGAGTCAGGAGTTCAACATGACTGCAACCAATTTAGGTGAGTTGGTTAATCAAATGCGAGGAAACATGGCCATTCAAGACCGTATGTTGGCAGTGCTGGAAGACATCAAACGTAGTCAAAGTACCATGGCCGACAACACCAGCAGAATGGCCGCAGTGGCCAGCAACTAACAATAAATAATAAACTATGGCAGATCCCAAACAACCCGGCTGGCGCAAGTATTTCAAGGTAGCAGACACTTCAGGTGTGATGAGTCCTATTTCGGGCAGGAACCAATTTGGCCTACCTGGCTATGCTAAAAATGACGGTTCAGATGCTGGCAACATGCCTGCTGACTTTGTGTTCCGCAACTATGCTAGCCGACTGCCTGAAGTTTATTCAGGACACCCCAATCGTATTGAACGCTACAATCAGTATGAGAACATGGACATGGACTCAGAGATCAATGCTTGTTTGGACATCATTGCTGAGTTTTCAACACAGATGAACGAGCAAAACGGCACACCGTTTGAAGTTGATTATCGTGACAAACCCACTGACAACGAAGTTTCAATCATAAAGAAACAA